AGTCCTTGCATACACTGCGCTTAGCGCAGCTGACGGGTACTTGAAGCGCCCAATCGACAGTCACGGCAAGCTTCGTTTTCTCTACGGCAAGACAGTCGTGGCAGTGCAGGGCGATATTGGCAGCACATTCGCACTTGGCAAGCTTCCGCCCGGCGCGGTGCGGCTGATCTACCCGCTCTCATACGTCGCCAATTCGGCGTGGGGCGCGAGTGCGACGTTGGCCATAGGCCATGCCGCGTATCGGTCCAAACAGGACCAAGCCGCGTTGAATGACGGCATTGAGCCGGCCAGCGTCAACGCGCTCATGGTCGCAACGTCAATGACAGCCGCCGCACGTGCTCAGCTGAATGCGGCCTTGCTGATCAAGTACGACTTCTACAGCTTGGCCGGTGTTGATTTGGTTGCAACGCTTGCCGGCGCAGTCGTGCCAGTCGCCGCAACGCTGGAATGGCTGATCGCGTACTTGTACGAGTAAGCCGGCGCTAGTGATCCTGACCTAGCGGTGGTCAACGGGAGCCCCGATCATGCCTACGATGAAAGAAATTTGTAACAAGGGGTTGGGCAAGATTGGGGCGTCTCGTGTGAACAACTTGGCACCACCGATCACGGTGCTGGAAGTCAAGTGCGCGGACGAGTATCCGCAATGGAAGGCGGCTGAGCTAAAGAAACGCCGTTGGACCTTCGCGACCACCTTGGTAAAGCTGTCAGCCCTGCTAACTCCTGTGTCAGCCGACACGGATGGGCGCACGTTTCAGTTTGCCAAGCCCGGCGACCTACTACGGGCACTCAGGGCAAAGAACATCACATGGGTACAGCGTGGCGAGTTTTTCTACGACTACCAGAACACGATTAGTCTTGAGTACATTCGCAACGTAGCGGACAACGAGATCACGGACCCGTTGTTTATCGACGTGCTGGCGTGCCGCATCGCGTACGAGTGCGCGGAGTCAACAACGCAGTCGCCAGCGAAGCAGCGCAATGCGCTGATCATGTACAAGGACGCGTTGGAAGAGGCGGGCAGGAACAACGCGTTTACGCTGGAGCCCCACCAGACGGGTGGTGACGAGGCCGCTTATACATGGGACAACGCCCGGCTCTATCCCGGTTGGATGTAAGGCATGGCCAAGGTATCGCCAGCGCATAACGTCTTTGAAGGCGAATTCTCTCCACTAGCCGAAGGCAGAACCGACATTGAGCGCTACGGGCGCGCAATGCGGTATATGTCCAACATGATCCCGTGTCGCACGGGGCCAGCCATCGGCCGGTCAGGCACGTATTACGAAGTGCGCTGTATGGACGTGACGAAGCCGTCCAAGATACTGCCATTTGAGTACAACGAAGAGGAAACGCTAGGGCTTGAATTCGGGCATTTCAAGCTGCGCTTTCTGTACGAGTACAATGGCGTGGCCGCGCATCGCGAAGTGGCTGTCACGGTTATCAGTGCCGTAGCGCCGTTCACGTACACGGCTGTTGGCCATGATGCAGTCATTGGCGAGAGTGTCGTATTCTCAGGCTTTCCCGGCGCATATAACGTCAATGGCGTAATCGCCACGATCACGAACGTTGCCGGCGACGTGATAACCACGGACTACACAGCCAACGTAGGGCCGGGCATTTCCGGCAGCCCTGTTATGGCGGTGGTCTATGAGGTCGTGACGCCTTACCATCGTGACGACGTGAAGAACCTTCGTATCGTACAAGAGCTAAACCTTTGCCATTTGTTCTGTACCAAGTCGGATGGCAGTGGCGACTATCAGATGTACGAGCTATTGCGCCGAGACACGTTCTACTGGACAATCCTACCTATGGCTCTGCAAGACGGGCCATTCATGGACATAAACACGACCAACACAAACCTGATCCCGGTAGGGACGGGTATGTGGATACCCAACATGACAGCCGCGACCGTGCCGACTGGCGCGGCAGCCGCGAGCACCGAAGTTGCCGGGCATGAGGCATGGCGAGCCTTCGATGGCGACATAGATACGTATTGGGAAGCCAACAACGCGCAAGAGGGTTGGCTAGAGTACGCGTTTGAGACAGGCTTTGCTAACCAATTGCTGGTGTTTACAGGCGCAACGTCAGGCGCTCAGACGATCAGCACATCTTCGCAACAAGCTGGCTCCGAAGGCTGGCGGGCTTCTGATCGCGACTTCCAAGAGGATTGGCGGTCTAGCGGGGCAGTTCCGCAGGAATGGCGCATAGACTTTGGATCAGCGCAGACCGTGCGCGAGTATACGATACGCGCCAGCACGATCAAGGAAGAATTTGCGCCACGTACTTGGACGCTGGACGGTTCAAATACAGGCACAGGTGGGCCATGGACAAACGTTGACTCGCGTACTAACCACTTGTGGAACAGCGGTCAGAAGAAACAATTCACTGTGCAGTCACCGGCATCGTTCCGGTACTATCGGATCAATGTGACCGCAGTCAACCGGCAACCTGTCACGACCATCATACCAGCTGTAGGTGTGAAAGGCACGCCCGGCTTTGTGCCGCGTCACACCGTGACGACAAAGACGCCCAACTTCGCGGGCTTCGCCGAAGTGCAGATGAGCTACGGCAGTGGTCAACCGCGTATCGTAGACGGCTACACGATCTATCTTGGCCGTTATAACAAGGGCAAGGACGTAATCGAGCACGCGCCCAAGACGTGGTACTTTGAAGGCTATGACGGCACAGACTGGCAATTACTGGACAGCCAGCAAGACGTAACGACGTGGGGCCTGTATCGGTCGGACTACTTCCCGATCTTGAATGACGAGCCCTACAAAAAATATCGCATACGTATAAAGACGTGCGTTGCGGCCGGCGACGTTAACCCACGCATTGGCCGGCTGGTCATGTCGTCGCCAGATGCACCACCGATCACGCTGCGCGCCACGAGCAAGGTGGGGATCAACAGTAATCAAGGCTTTCTAGCGACTGACGTTGGCCGGCAGATACGCGTGCGTGACGCCGATAACATGTGGCGTTGGGCTTTCATCGCTTCTGTCGTCTCAGCTGTCAGGGTCACGCTGAACCTGATCAGCAATGACCCGCTTGTACTGGAGAAGCGAGTTTCGCTATGGCGGCTTGGCCTGTGGTCCGACACCACCGGATGGCCGATCTGTGGCACCTTGCATGAGGACAGGCTGTTTGTCGGCGGTGCGAGCGGCTTCCCCGACACGTTTGTGGGCTCTGTGATTGGCCGGCATAACATATTCCGGCAGATCAGCCCGGTTGACGTGGTGACAGACATTCACGCGATTGTCTCCCGCTGCAACAGCAAGCAAATGTCGCGTATCACGTGGATGAAATCGGCCGAGGAAGCACTGCGCATCGGCACCGGCAAGGCAGAGTGGATACTGTCGGCACCAGTTGACGAGGCGCTAAGCGCCCGCAACGCCCGAATTCGACAGACCACGAAGCGCGGCAGCGACATGCAAGAGCCGGCGATCATAGATAACGATGTAGTATTCGTGCAGAAGAACCAACGCGCTCTCTACGCACTGGCTTACGCACAAGGCCAGTCAGGCGTGGCAGCATCGTACAAGTCAGCGCTGGTTTCCAAGCTCGGCAGCCATCTAATGTCGCCGCCCGTCGTTCAGGTCGTGTACCAGCAAGAGCCGCATGGGCTGATTTGGGGCCGGCGATCTGACGGTTCCATCGTTGCCATGAGCTACAGCAACGATGACGACATATTCGGCGGGCATAGGCACAATTTTGGCGGCTCTGTGTACGACCTATGTGTCATATACAGCCCCACGGACAGGCAAGATAGCCTATGGGCGGTGGTCAAACGTGTAATTGGTGGCGTTGATCAGTACTACATTGAGCACCTTTACAGATTTTGGGATTTCGGCCTTACACTGAACGCCAACGCGACGTTCATGGACAGTGCTCTGCGCTACTATGGAACCACCCCGACCGACAAGGTGTATGGTTTGCGCCATTTGAACGGTCAGTATGTCAGTGTGCTAGCTGATGGGGTGGTTTATGCCAACATGGGGCCAGTGACCAACGGCATGTTGCAGCTGCAAAACTCAGCGCTCAACATAGTTGTGGGCCTGCCATACGTCATGGAAGGCGAAATCATCGCACCGGAAGCCGGGGCCGAAGATGGAACGGCGCAAGGTAAGTCAAAACGTCCGCACAGCGCTGTTCTACGGCTGTGGGAGAGCGCGCGGGGCGAGGTTGGCCGTTGGAACGAAGATCAGAACGTACTTGAGTGGACGCCTATCGAGTACAACGACCCGCAAACGGCTCTACTCCCGGAAACCACGCTGAAAACGTGTTTGACAAAGGTTATGTCGCTTCCAGCTGGCTACGGCACGCTTGGGACAGTCAGATTTAGGCAGACAGAGCCGTTGCCGTTCAACGTGGTGGGTGTATATCCACAAACGTACGTCGAAGACGACAGATGATCAGGTTCAAACCGTGTGAGGACTGGCATATCGTACTGATTGAAGCACAAGACAGTCAGATTGGTGAGAAAGAGCTTGGTGCGGGAGCGGTGGGCAATTACGTGGAAAACTCGTTGGCCCTGTCTTGCTGGATTGACGACGCTTGTGTCGGGGCGGCGGGTATCCGCCCGGTTTGGCCGGGCCGCGCGGTGGCTTGGATGCTCCTAGGGAGGGGCGCGCGCCCGGCCATGCTGGCGATCGCCAGAAAACTCCGCTTCGTCCTCGATACATACCCCGCCAATCGCATAGAGATGACCGTACGCGCGAATTTCCTGCCCGGCTGTCGTCTGGCAGCGCTTCTCGGCTTCGGCGAAGAGGCGCGGCTCGCCAGCTTCTACCCGGACGGCTCCGCCGCGAGGCTCTACGCGCGCTTGAGAGGATAACCACCCTATGGGCGCGATGTCAGGTGGGCTGAGCATCATTGGCGGGCTTGTTGGGGCCATGGGGGCCATGCAACAGGCTGAGGCAGAGGCCAAAGCACACGAATACAACGCGGCTGTGGCAGAGCGTAATCGCGGCACGATCCATGAGCAAACCTATGCAGCCGTGGACGACGCGTTGCGAGCACGTTCACGTGAGATAGACAATATCCGGGGCAAGTTTGCCGCGAATGGCATGACGTACACCGGATCAGCCCTTGACGTGATGAGCGACACGATACGCGAAGAGGCACTAGGCATTCAGCGCACACAGTATCGTGGCAGGCTTGCTGAAATCGAGCAGATCGACACGAAGAACCTCGAATTGATGGGCGCGGACGCCGCGCGCAAGGCCGGGACGATCAGCGCAGTTTCCTCGATCCTCAACGGCTTCGCTGGCGCAGTCAGTGCCGCGAGCTAGGGTGGTCAAATGCCTTTTATCCCGACTATACAGACCGAAGTTGACGCACGGGTTGGCGCACCGGGCTCGCACGCGACCGGACAAGAGTTTGGCGCGGAGATTGGCGCGGCTACGCAACAGCTAGGCCAAGCGTTCGGGAATTTGGGCTCAGCCTTCGCCAGTAAGGGCAAGGAAGAGGCAGCACGTAAGGACGCACTGACACAGGCCACGTCACTTGCAACGTCCAGCTTCACGCCCATCCAAAACAAGATCGAAACAGACTATCCCGACCCGACAGGAGCCGGGCTGCCCGATACGATGAAAGACGCCAATCTGAAATGGATTGACGAGCAATATGCAGCCGACATTAAGGGCGGCATGTCGAAGAAAAATGCTGACGCTGTGAAACTGGCACGGTTGCGTCAGGTACCGGGTAATGTCGATCAGGCAGCCAACCAAGCAACCAAGCTGGCCGGCGAGCACGCCACGCTATCGTCAAAGGACGCATTGGAGAGCCTGAAAAACGACGTGTTTCTGCATGGTGCGACCACGCCGGATGATTTTCAGAAGAAACTAGAGCTTGGCTACAAGGTCATTGATAACCAGCCCGGTTCGACTGTCACACAGAGGCAGCAAGCCAAGCTGAATTGGGATAACGACCTAGCTAGCGCACGTTTTGATGCTATGCTCAGGGCAGCCCATACGCCGGCTGACGTGGCAGCCCTAAAGAAACAATTGGACGACCCGTATTGGAAAGGTAAGTTTGTAACGGCCGAATTGCAGCGTCAGTCGCTTCAATTAGACCAGAGTGCGCAGCGTTGGGCCGTAATCGGTACAGACGCCCACATTAACGAGGTACGTGCTGATCCGGCAAACTATGACAAGGCAGTCAAGGCCGGGTTGGACGAGATTATCGCTACGCCCGATCCGGACGGGGCTGTACAGGCCACGAAGATAAAGCAATATCGGTCAGACTTGGCGCAAGCGCGTTTTGAGAGTAAAGCTGAGAAGTTGGCGCTTGAGCCAACGCCAGCCAATCGTGCGGGCTTGGAACAGCTACAGAAGGAATTGAAGGACCCGAAATGGTCGGGCGAAATGACACAGGCTGACTACAAGGCACAGACTGACAGCCTGATCACGCATATGAACCAGATTGACGCCGCGTTGGAGAGGCAGCATAATAAGCTTGACAGTGAGCACGACAAGCAAGTCACTCAGATGCGGGCTGAGCACAACGCGACACTGAGCACGCTAAAAACCATATCGAAAGAGTACATCATACCAAGCGACACGATGAACACGCTTTTTGCACAGCGGGCCGCGCTTGGCGAGCTTGGTGCTGTGACGCCGGAAGAGGAAGCCAGCTTTAACGAGATTTACTATAACCAGAAGGCTAAGGCTGCTACGGTTGGCGTGACAAGCGCGGCTAAGCTGGACGAAATCAAACGCGGTATTCTGAACAAGAACGAAACGCGTTTTTCACGCACCAAGGGACTGGGCCGGGCTGGCGCGGGTGGCGGGGGTGGTATCTCGTACACTGCGCCAAATGGCGTGCGTGTCGAAAGCGGCATCATTGACCAGACTTCGGTCAGGGGTATGCAACCACGTGCGTACGACATTCTTGACGGCATGGCAGAAGCCGCAGGCGCTAACGGCATCACGCGTTTGGTCATAACGGCTGCCGCTGGCGGCGGGCATAAGTCGCACAGCCAAGGTACCGAATGGGACGTTGTTGGGTATCGTGCTGACGGTTCCAAGTGGAATGGCGCACAACGCGTTGCTGTAGCACGTGGTGGTTTCAGGCGTGGTGGCGACCGGGCCGGGCTGTACGAAGGCGGCAACATGAGCCTTCACATGGGTTACTCGGGGCCGGGCAGGCCAGCGGCGATATGGGGCGCGGGTGGGCTGACAGGGGGCGATGCATCACGGGCTTTCCGTGATCCGGCCAGCGCAGCATTTCTGACAGAGGTTGGCGGCGGGGCAGCTGGCGGGCGTGGTGGCGGCGGTGCGGCAGGGAGGCGTGATGTTGGCGTAGGTTTCCGTAACGCGTTAATCGGGTTTGAGAGTAGCGGCGACCCGCGCGTTGTAAACCCGATCATGACTACATCCGGTAATGCCAGCGGGCTTTACCAGATCACAAGCGAGACATGGAAAGACTTTGGCGGTTTGGCGACCGGCTATAAAACCGCAGGAGAAGCGCCGCCCGACGTACAGAGGCAAATAGCTGACAAGATACCGATAGAGCGTTGGGCAGCGGAAACGCTCAACAAGATGCAGAAAGCCGGGTGGACGATACACCCCGGCAAGACGTTGGCAGAGAATGCGGCGCTCAATGGCGACACGCCCGGCGGCGCGGGTGGGCCGAATGCTGGCGACATTCCCGCTGCCGGCGTGAGCCAACCATACGGTGGTGTAACGCCAGCGCAAGCCCAACAGATCAGCGTGATTGACGACGTAGCGCAGAAGCGCGCGGCGGCCATGAACGCCGACATGATGACGTACTACTCGGGCGCGACCGGGCTCCAGCTATCAACGCTATCCTCGAATGGCGACGGGTGGGCTCAGCGTGCCAGCGACTATGCGACCGCAATCGAGAGGACAGGCGCATCAGGCAATGAACGGCAGCCGTTCACTGAGCCGGAGCTAGCAGGCTACAAGAACCTCATGGCTGGCACCGACAACGATGCTAAGTTACAGCTGTTCAGCAACATTGCCAAATGGCCAGACAGGCAGATGCAAGACGACGCATTTCGCCAGTTGGGCAAGGTTGATCCGTACATGGCTTCTCTTGGCCGACTTGTTGCTGACAACCAACTGGGCCTAGCCCGGTCAGCCATGGCTGGCAATGCTGCGATTAAAGCATTGCCTTCGGGCGTGAAACCCACTTGGCAGGATGGCAGTGACAAAGCCTACATCGAGACGATGGGCGATGCTATTCGTGGTATGGACCCGCGTGTGGCCAGTGAGAAGAAACAACTGTATGACAGCCTCTATGCTGATCAGTATGGCCTTCGGCACGAGTATAATCAGGAACAGTACGAGGCAATAGTCGAACGAGTTGAAGGCGGCAAGTTTGACACGGTGAATGGCCTACGTACGTTAGCGCCTAATGGCGTACCGCCCGGCTACATGGAAAAGGCTCTCCCGAATATCGACTGGAGTGCCGTATCAATCTCGCAGACGCCTATCATGGCGCGTGATCCGTCATTCGATGGCAAAGGTGGGCTTTCGACGCCAAGTGAATGGGCATTGAGCAACGCACACCTGATCCGTACAGGCGACGGTGAGTATGCGTTGGCCGACGACAAGGACCAGTTCTTTGTCACGCAGCTGCCCAATGGCGACGTTGTGCCGTTTGGCGCGACACTGACAGCCAAGGTAATTAACGAGGCAGCCACGAAGACGCTAGAGGCTAAACGGTCGTCCATTGGCGCACCGAATGCGGTTGAGGGAAGTATCGGCGCTAGCCCGCAAATGACTGACGAGGACAGAGCCGACCGGAACCGTATTCTGAACCAGCCAAACCACCTGAGAAGCATGTTGCCAGTCCTGCCAGAGAATGCACCACCAGCGACGGGCAGCATGTCCAAAGCGGCAGAGGAACAAGCCAAGTCGAGTGTTGAGACGTACAGAAGCGTGCTGATACGTAACGGCGTGTCAGAAGCCGAAGCCAGCAAGATGGCAGAGGAATTCATGAGCCAGCTGCGCAATAACTATCTGAGCAAAGGCAAATGAACTACAGCAATCCGAGTAACAAGGATTTCTATCGCCCGGTAGACCCGTCAAGGATCAGTGACCTTGGCGGGGCTGAACCACCCGGCTTTCTTGACAGCATTGGCCGCAATTACGACTACGCACGTGCCGGCAGCGAATGGGCGTATCAAACGTTCATGGCAGACGCCGACGAGGCGAATACGAGGAAAGTCGAAGCAGCCGGCTTCAAGCTGGAGCCTGTCTTTCAGCTGTTGACCGAAGGTCGCAACATCGCAGCGGCGGGGACTGAGTTTCAGTCGATCATGGCGCACAACTCGCCAATGCCCGGTCCCGATGACAGATACCAAGCCGTGACAGACTTCCAGAAACGCGTTTCTGACGCAGTTACGCATAACAAAGAGGTTTTGGCCAAAGCCAAGCTTGTAGACCCGACTATCGAAACCTATGACGAAATGCACCGAAAGGTCAAAACCGGCATAGCCAGAGCGCGGACGCTGGACCCGCGCACGGGCTGGTTCACACAGCTGGCAGCCGGGCTGATCGGCGGCACGGCAGCCATATTCAGCGGAGCCAACCCTTACGCGCCGGTTGAAGCTCTTGGGCTGGCCTTCGGTGGCGTGGGGCCAAGCACCATAGCGCGTATCGGCTCAGCCGGCGTTGTGGGAGCCGCTTTGAACGTTCTGCCACAACTGGGTGGTCAAGAGACGTTATCGCAGGCGGGCGTGCCTCTGGCCGACAGGGACATTGTTATGTCCGCTGGCCTAGGGGCGATCTTTGGCATGGGCGGGCAAGGGCTGAGCGAGTTCGCCATGGGCGCGCGTGGCAGAGCCATAGCCAACGACGCGTACGGCTTCATGAGCTTGGCCAAGCGCCAGTACAAGCGTGAAACCTTCTACGGAGCCGGCAAGGCTGAGGCTGATCGTTTTATGGCTAGACCGCCAGCCGGGACGCCGCCAGCGGAGCCATTGCCCCCGCCGCCCCCGCCGCCACGTCAACGGCTACCTAGTGGCGTGCCGGAAGTGTTTAACCAGAACATACCGAAGCTGGCCAGAGCCGCCAACATCGTGCTGGACATGCACACGGCCACACCAGCCGGCAGGATCAGATTTGCAGAAGACTTAGACCACGTATCGCGGCAGCTGGAAGTGCTCGGGGCCAGCGTACAGGATTTCTCCGCGCCAACGCGTTCGCTGAAAGAAAGCGCGGCTGTCATACCGACGATCAAGACGTGGCTAGGACCGGGCATAGGTGATGCAGCACCGTTGCCGGCCATGTGGCAAAGGCGTGGCAGAACTGTCTTAGATCACGCAGGCGTCAACGAGTACGATGCGCGTCAGCTTGATCCGGGTACGTTTGCCAAATGGGACAAGGCCACTAAGGCGCTCAAAGAGGCAGAGATAGAGCTAGCCAACGCGGCCAAGTTCCGCGCGGACGCATTGGCTGGCAAGACAGAGGCACTTGACCGGCGTATAGCTGAGCTAAACAAACGCGTTGAGCGCGCACGGTCAGCGACAGGCAAGGCAGCCGCATTTGCTGAAATGGAAGCCGCGATCAAGCACCATGCTGAACTGACGACATATCGGCCGGGTGGTACCCCGCCAGTGTCGCCGACCAAAGAGCTTGACCACATAGCGCTTGGCCAACGCGTTGTGGCTTTGACTGCCAAACGTGATGAGATTTTCCCGCTTGTAGAACGCGCCATGGAGCGAGCCGATGGGGCCTTTGGCACGCCTAGCGCCCAACGGGATGCTTTCGAGGATTTCTGGCGACCGGGAGCCGAGAGCCGTATCAACAACGCGTGGCGCTATCCGCCCGGCCACAAGCGGCCCAAGGGCAAGAAAAACGCGTATGAGGTAACTTGGCTGAAAGGTGGCAAGAGCACAGAGCAAATCTTTGCTGAGCGCAAGCTGGAGCTACCGCAAGACACGCATCCGTTGGCCAGTGAAGGCAAACCACCGGGTGAGACACAGATACAGACAGCTACGCGCGTCAACACGCTTGAGCGTAAGAGTATTGACGAAGAACGAGCCGACGCGTTCATTAAACAGACTAAGGACTTCATTGCCAGCTTGGAAGCCGTAACGAAGGAACTACCAGTACCGAAAGCCGCTGGTAAACAGCCCGTAGACCCGCTCGTGCCGTCCATGCCGGCTGGAATGACCATGGAGGATTTGCTAACAAGCAAGGGCTTTAGCGTGGCTGGCGAACGAGCCACGTTGAAAGAGGCAATGGAAGACTTGCTAGGCGATGCGGAGACGCACGCCATATTCACCAGCTGTTCAGTGAGGCCGTGATGGCTAAGAAAGCAAAAGGTAGCGGCGACAAGTTTCTTGATTGCTTGCTCGAAGGCATCGAGAAAGTGCAGGGCTTCGGCAAGACGAAAGTCAGCTTGGCCAAGGACGAGTACCTTCGTCAAGTTGAATTTAACCAAGAGAATGGTCAAGGGCTGAACGACGCGCGTATCGACGCCATGACGTTTGTACAGACCGCGTTGGAACAGACGAAGCTGGCCAAACAGAATTCCATACGCGCAACTGCCAACAAGGTCAGCGAAGCCAACGCGCGGTTTGACGAAGCTGACACCATCCGGCTGCCGTGGCTCAAGAACACGCCGGCTGTGCGCGCATACCACGCATTGCGTACGATGCTCGAACAGGACCCGCGTATGAAGAAAACAGGCGAGCATAACTTTGTGGCAGAGGTCGAAGTAGCCAAGAACAATATGTTTCGCATGTTGCGGGACCAGATTGACGAATTCAGCAAGAACTGGCTAGGCCAGCGGCGCGGCTCTGTGACCGATGCGGACATAGCCGACGAGATTATCAGACCCGGCAGTACTGTCAGCCAAGTGGCCAAGGACATAGCCAAGTCGCTGGAGGAAATCGGCAAGTATCACAATTCAGAGCTAAATCTGCATGGTGTGACGATCAAGCGTCTAGCCGGCGAACTACCATTTCACCCGATTGGGGCCAAGCTGGTCAACGTACCGGAATTTGTTTCCGACATAAAGCAGGGCATCGACTGGGCCAAGTCAGGCGCGGGGCGGTACATCCGGCCGGCAGAGCGCGACGAGTTCTTGGAAGCATATGCCAAGGCTGTGCAGCGGGGCGATTTCAACAAGTTTCCAGACAAGTTCCGGCCGTACGAGTACACAGGTGGTGAATTCGCACGTGACTTCCACAATGACCGTTTCATTCAGTTCAAGGACGGCAAGAGCTACGCCGACATGGTAGCCAAGTACATGGACGGCGGAATGCTACAGACGACCACGCACAGCATTGAGAAGATGGCGCACAATCTCGGCGTGGTCAAAATCTTCGGACCAAGCCCAAGTCATACGTCAAAGCTGTTTCGCGAAATGGCAGCTGATCGGGCTGGCGACAAGGCAGTCGCGGCTGGTCAACCACCGTCAAATCGGTATCTGCGCCGGTATCAGGCCATGGAAGACATTGCTCTCCGCCGCAATCCAATCGACCCGGAAAGCCGGCTAGGCCAGTTTGTCGAAGGCACTGGCAACATGATGACGGCTGCCATGCTGAGCCAAGCATCGTGGCTGAGCATACCGGGCGACATAGCCACGACCATGGCTAATCGCATGGCCAACAACGAGCCAATACTACGGATCATGTCGGCATGGCCAGAGGCGTTCATACGCATCAAATGGTCGCGGCGCGAAGCACTGGCGGCTGGTCACGCGTCTTCGGAATTCACAGCCAACAGCGTAGCGTCTTCGCGCTATGGCGTCATGGCTGAGTACGGTCCATGGATACCGAGGTACATAGCTGACAAGGCTATGCGGCTTAATTTTATGAACCGGGGCTTCGACGCCATGCGCGGGGCCGACAGTCGTTTGCGGTCAATGAGCCTGTATGAGCAACGGACCCTTGCGTTCAAAGACGTGCGTGAGCGCGTCATGCTGGAGCGCAACGGTATCACTGAGGCCGAATGGAAACGTACAACGGAAGTAATGGAGAAACACGTTTATCGGCCAGCTGACGACATAACCATGTTCCGGCCAATGGATCATTTCGACAGCCTAGGCTCAGACTTGGCGCACAAGTGGCAGCGCATGTTCTATAACGAGAGCCGGCGTAGCGTGATCGAGAACACGATTGAAGCGCGGGCCATGATGACCGGGGCAACGCGCGCGGATACGCTGACAGGCGCAGTGCTGGCATCGTTCGCCAAGTTTCACGGCTACCCGACAACGTTCTTTCTCGGCATGGCGCGGGCCGCACTGGCAACCGATACACCGCTGGCAACCACCAAGATGCTGGCGCGTACGGGGCTGATGGTCACGGTCGCGGCAGCCATGGGCATACAGGCCAAGCAATTCTGGCAAGGCAAGGAATTCTACGATCCGCGTGACGTGGACTTCTGGATGAAAGCCAGCATGTCAGGCGGGGCATTCAGTATGTGGGGCGACTTTGTTACAGGCGCAATGCGTGCTGACAGCGCAACGACCATCGTCAAAGGTATGGCCGGGCCGTATGCACAGATGGTAGGCGATGCTTTTGAAGTAACGCTAGGGTCAGCCTTCCAAGCGTTGGAGATTGGCGAGCATTCCGGCAAGTGGACGGCGGGCAAGGCTGGCGTGGAGCTAGTTGACTTCATGCGTAAGTATATGATACCAGAGACGTTCTTTGTCGCGCCGATCATGCAACGCGATATTCTTGAGCCGTTCCAAGATTGGCTAAGCCCGGATACGATGGCACACCGATACAAATCGCAGAAGGGCTTTGCAGCGGCAGCCGGCACACCGTTCAAGCCCGGTATGGGGCCGGGCTCACTCAACCCGTTGCCAATTGACCTTGGGAGCTAGCCATGTCTGTTCCGGCGACCATTGTTGAGCAGCAATTTACGAATGTAGTGGTCAATGTGCCTTTGGCTGTGGGCATTCAGACCAGTGGTTTGCCGGCTGATATATTTGTATTTTACGGTGCTGGACGGCTGTTAGCCATACAAGGCGTTGACTACACGATTGACTGGGCTGGCAACAACCCCGCGCAACCGGGTGACAACCTAGCACTATTCAACTTCACGCCTCTTGCGCCATTGTTGACTAAGATAGCGACAGACGGAACCAACGTCGTTTACGTCACACGTCTCTTGCCGCTGACCAGCGATTTTGACTACGTATCCTCGCAGATACGTGAGAAGATCGTCAGCGAATTTGATCGCGTATGGATGGCTACGCAACAGCTGGATTTTCAGCTAGGCGACCAAGCGTCAGCCGAAGACAGTGCAATTGCGGCAGCTGTCAGTGCGGGGGAGGCAGCGGCTAGCGCAGCGGCAGCACTGACCAGCAAGAACGCGGCGGCAGCAAGTGCCACGGCAGCGGCAGGGAGCGCCACCAGTGCGGCCGGCAGTGCAACCACGGCTGCCACGCAAGCCGGCAACGCGGCTACGTCAGCCACGGCAGCGGCGGGCTCGGCGACCACGGCAACGACGCAAGCCGGCATCGCCACGACGCAGGCTGGCAACGCGGCCACAAGTGCGGCAGCGGCTCTGACCAGCAAGAACAATGCAGCCACGTCAGAAACGAATGCGGCAGGCTCGGCGACGGCAGCGGCGGGGAGTGCTACAGCCGCGTCAGGATCAGCTACGGCAGCATCCGGCTCAGCTACGGCGGCAGCTGGCTCGGCTACGGCAGCCAACAATTCGGCAGTAGCGGCAGCCGCCAGCGCAGCGTCAATCGTGACTGGCACTTCCGGCCACACCATCCCGTATCTTGACGGTGTGAACACGTGGTCGGGCGCACAGACTATATCCCTGACGGCTACAGGGACAGCGTTCACGATACAGACGAACGAGCCTAGCGCGGTTGGCGGGCCGAACCTCGATATGACGAGGCTAAGTGCCAGCCCGGCCGTCAATGACTCGATTGCTAACATACGTATGATTGGACAAAGCTCAACAGGCGTGACACGAGCTTATGTCCAATTCATTGCGAGCATCCTTGATCCGGCTAACACGGCTGAGAACAGCCAACTTCAGATCAATAACTATGTGGCCGGCGCATTCACTGCGCAGTTTACGATGGCAGCCGGTATCCTTTTAGGTGCGGCAGCTGGCGGGGCCAAAGGCACAGGTACACTTAACGCCACTCAGCTGTACGAAGCCGGCGTCAGCATATCTGCGAAATACCGGCCTATCGCTGACTACTTTAACACGGGGCAATTATTTGGGCTGACGCTATCGAATGATCCTACTGACGCTGTGAACGACATTGGCATAACGACTGGCAACGCCAGAAGCGACGATGATACAACTGACATGGTACTGGCCGGCGCATTGATCAAGCGCTTAGACGCCGCTTGGTCAGTTGGCAATAACGGCGGTATGCTGGCCACTGGCGGAGCTATCGCGAACACGACATACCATATATTCTTGATCAAACGCCCCGATACCGGGGTGGTTGACATAGCCGCTGACAATAGCGTGACCGGCGCAAACATCGCAGCCAATACGAATGCCGCGTACACGAAGAAACGACGCATTGGCTCGATAGTCCGCACAGCCGGCAATATTAAGGCGTTCAAACAGGAAGGCGACAGGTTTAGGTGGCTCAATCCTGTGGCTGACATAAGCGCAACAAATCCCGGCACAGCCGCAGTCACGCGCACGCTGACTTTGCCGACAGGCATAGTAATACAGGCTGACATAGCTATCGGGGTTTTTGGCGTGACAAGTGGGTCAATCAACGCACTTGTAACCGCGTTGGACGAAACAGACACCACACCATCAGGTACGTTTTTCTCTGTAATTGTCGGCAACACGACAGTGAGGTACGGCAGCGGCATTCAGTCTGTAAAAACAAATACATCCGCGCAAGTCAGATCACGTCAAGACGCAAGTGGTGCTAGCGACGTGTTCTCTATAACCACGTTTGGCTGGACTGACGGCAGAGGGAGATTAAGCTAATGGCATTCGTTCAACGCAATGGTGGTAATCAGGTCATCGGCGTGTTTGCCAACAAGCAACCGGGTGTGGCAGAGGAAGAGTTGGCTGATGACCACCCGGAGGTCGCAGCCTTCCGATCAAAGCTGTTCAGCGACGATCCGCGTAAGGCCGCGATCAAAGCGGAAGCAAACGTTATCGACATGGCCGACCGTATCAAGAACGCGACCGGCGCGCAGATTGACACTTGGTTCCAGAACAACGTAACCACGCTAGCCCAAGCTCGGGTGGTTTTGGCCACGTTAACCAAGATACTGGCAACGCGTTTGTGAGAACGAGCGGCATACGTGGGCTGATAGTACTGATCATCATAAGCACGATCTGTCTAGCTATCTTGACGGTCGTGGTGGCAGGGATATTCGGTATCAAGGTCAGTCCCGAAGCGCGCGATGCGATCATAGCTCTAGCCGGCACATTGGTGGGAATGGTTGTCGGTTATCTAGCGAAGGAAAGGTGACAATGGCAACGCTGTCGATTGATCCGGGGACCATAACCGGACTGATCTCTCTAGTAACATCAGTTGCTACCGCTGTGGTGACAGTCATTGTGGCTGTGAGGCAGACGACCACCAATCGCGTTATACGACGCGTTGAAGTCCAATCCAATTCGATGAGCGAGCGTTTGCAGGAGACAGCTTACGGCAAGGGCAAGGCCGAAGAACAAGTCAAGGCAGCGGCGGCAGTCATAACGCAGGCAGCATCGAACCAAGCCGTACCCAAGCCATCAGAGCCCCTTGTCGAAGCAGTCGCCAAACACATAGAGAAGAAAATAGTCGGTACGCCATGAAGTTTGTATTTCTAGCACTGTGCCTGTACGCGACCGGAGCCTATGGCGCGTCCATGGACTACTGTAGGCCCTACGCGGCACAGACAAGTCAGTTACTTGTGACCTATGCGTGGAACCGGGCTTACACGTACTGTCTCAACCAAGACATAGACCCATTGGTGCCTGAGACACGCGAAGGCGCGTTTGATATAATTTCGCCCACGCCAGCCACGCCCATTCCGCCCATGCGCGCCGAACGCGTTGGCGACGTACCGGCGACAGGACCACTTGATACTGAGACTACGGGCGAAAGCGGGTTTACCCCGCATTCCAAAGAGTGGGACGCGTACTGCAAGAAACATTGGCCAGCATCGTTCAGAGCAAAAGATGGGACCGTGATCCGACATGGAAGCAAACGAAAGCGTACTCCCTGCCCTGCCTAATCGGCGGGCTGCCGCAGCGCTGTGCGCGGCCAAGCGAACGTGCAAGCTCTACAAGGGGCAGACAGGTTGCTCCTGTGACCGTGGGCATCCGTGTACGGCTGTGGCCTTGTGGGGCGACATAGCGGCAGCGGTGGTGCTCGGCCTTGAACGTGAAGGCTACCTAAAACTGGAGTGAATGACCAATGGCTAAAAGCTGGAAGGAAATACAGGAGCAACTGATATTCCTAGGCTATGACCTAGGACCGGATGGCGCGGACGGCTATCCGGGACAATACACCAAGGCGGCTGTCAGCGCATTCAAAGAGGCTAACGGTTTGCCCAACGTGTACCCCGGCACGGTTGGCCCCAAGACGTTGGCCGCGCTGTTCCCCGACGAGAAGCAGGACCCGCCAGCGTTGATCGTGGCCACGCCATGGATAGCGGTCGGGCTCGAAAAGCGTGGGCTCATGGAGACAGGCAAGGACAAGCCAGAGCTTGTCAAGTTCCTGAAATCAGACGGCGAGAGTGTCGGCGACCCGGCCAAGATACCGTGGTGTGGCGACTTTGTACAAACGTGTTTGGCACTGACACTTCCGAATGAGCCACTGCCACGCAATCCGTACTGGGCTCGTAATTGGGGCAAGTGGGGCGTGGAGTGTAAGCCCACATTTGGAGCCGTGGTGGTGTTCTCACGTGGCAGCGCCGGTCACGTGGCGTTCATCATGGGCGAGAGCCGGAACCAAGCTAATTGGATTATCCTTGGCGGCAATCAATCCAACCGGATCAGCGTAGTAGCCAAGAGCAAGGAAAACACGTTGGCCATACGCTGGCCAGCGACGTTGGCTCTACCGACAGTAAGACTTCCTAGGACCGACGTGGGCGGGGCTCTGTCCATCGACGAAGCGTAGCCAACACGTTTCCTGTGTGATCCTGAGAGCCAGGCACAAACTCACAGGGAGCCCCGCCAGAGCGTTTTGCGGGGCTCCCCCTCCCGGAGCACGTCGATCACGCGTTCAGCGTGGCGTAGGCCCCGCCCCGCTCGATCTCGCCGGCTCCAGCGGAAGCGAGTAGATCGCGGAGAGCGAGCCCCCAACGATCCCGACGATTGCCGCCAAGAGCATCGCGACCACGAGAGCCATCAGCAAGTCTGACGTGCGGTTGCTGTGTCGCCGCTGTTGCTGCACAGCCTTGATATACTCGTCATTTGACAGCATTGTTGACCACCCACGGCTTTTTGTTCCACGGTACGAATGACATTATCTCGTCCATCGTTGGAAACACGCCTTCGAACTTGATTGCCCTGTCGTCTATCATGACAAACGCGGCTGGCTTCTCAGTCGGGAATTCTATCTCGGCTATCACGTCCCGCTCAAGGCCCCAACGTTCTAGCGCGTCCCGCATCGCCCATATGCCGTTGAACATATGCGAGCGCGACGAGAATATGCACACGTTGAACGTCTTCACGGCTTCACGCAGAAACTCGATAGCGCCGGGAACGGGTGGGTCGCTTACCTTGTCCGCTCCCTGCCAACCGCTTGTCACGTAGCTGTGCAGCACGCCATCGAAATCTACGCACAAAGTCAGTTTCTTATTCATCTGTGTCGTCCTCCCCTTCGGGTCGCGGTGGTAGTTCCATACGTGCGGGGTTATATGGCAAGCTTGTATCGACTTCGATCAGAGAGAACTGATGCATCTTGCTTTCCGTGTCTAGCACCATGGCAAAGCGCTGCCCGTCAGGCGCGACATACGGGTGTGTGATGTTACCACGCTGGAATAGGATGCGCAGACCTTCGCCTAGCGACTTGACGGACCTGTCGTTGAACGGCGAATTGTCCGCTATGACCAAAGCCGCCTGAGATACTGCCAACGTGTTTCTGTGATGGGCTAGCATATGGTCGCCAATCATTGTCACGTATGACGCGTTGGTCGAAGCCATGGCGTTCTTAATGTCGATCTTCATGGGTGTTGGGTAGCCCTGTCCATTGGACGCGCGTAGGATGCGCCGTTCCCACCACGTGAGCATCCCTTTCGGGCCGTAGCTGCACTTGCTGATACGTGTTGAGAAGTAGTTGTCATTGCGGCCTTGTATGGCTATGTCCGTTGGCGTCTGTGGCAACACGTTGGCTGCAATTCGCGCGCTCGATACGATTGCCCCCGCGCCCACACTTAGGTCCGCGCTGTCAGGATCAAGGTCCTTGCGCTGTAACAGGTTCTTGCCCGTGTGGTGGCTGACCAGAACAGAAAGATTGAGGCTGTACGCAATCGCGTTTAGATGCACCATCGCTTCGCTCATTTGCGCGTTGTCGTTCTCATTTATGCCGCGTAGCATCTTGCGCAACGGATCAAAGAACATGGCCTTCACGTTGGGGTGTTTTTCCTTGTAGTTGGACAGGTAGCGCACCGTGTCCTCGGGTACGCGCATCTTCCTGTCAACCAGTTCGACCAATGTCAGCTGTTTGTTATTCTGGCTCAGTACATGGAAGTGCTGCGATACGTGGCCCCAATCCATGCCATATGCCGTACACGTTACCTCTGCCCTGCCCGATATGATAGCCCGGCTGTCCTCCGGATTGTACAGCATCGTGTCGAAGGGCGACGGTATGGCGTGCGGCCCAAACATCTTGCCGTATGCGGCATGAGCGGCGAGTGCGATCAACCACGCTGATTTGCCTACACCGTTCGGGCCAACGAAGACTGTCACTTCGCCCCGTATCAGCAACGGATGCACCAGCCAATCGGTCAGGGGGATGCGTCCCGGCTCTAGAAGCGTGTCCTCTTCGTCCTCCCGATAGACCAGCGGGGTGGCTGCCACGGTGGTAGCCGGCGTGAACGTCACGCCTTCCATGATCTTGTCAGGGTCGCGCGAGCCTGTTTCACCAATTGCGTACGCTTCCGCGTTTTCGACCTTGCGCTTTAGCTCGTCAGGCGCCCATGGGGGCATACAGCGCGGATTGAAATGCTCCAGCATCAATAGGGTGGTTGTCGGCTCGCTTAGCCCGTAGTCGCGTACGCCCATGCAAGCGACGTTATACGTATGGGTATCTCCACCCTGCCCTTCGATTGCAGGCTCAACGCGTTTGAGGTATTCGATATACAAAGGTATAGCTTTTTCACTGTCGGCATGGCCATTGAGCCGTTCCTTACGCTCTCTGACAGGCTTGAGTAGCGACAAGAGAGCTTGCGGTAATTCGGCAATTGCTTGGTCATGGTATAGCTCATACGAGCCGCCGCTTTCGATTGCGAACGAGCCCGGCGCTATGCCGTAGCCATTCTCGCATCGTACGTCCACGCTCGGCACTAGCCCTTGCATGTTCGCGAACGTCATCCCCCTAGGCAATCGGAAGTACGCTTGCAAACCACCTGATGCTGTCCTGACGACAAGCGTGTCCAGCGTCCCGCCAATGGCTATGTAGTTGGCCAGTGCGGAATGCCCGAATTTCTGGTCCCATTTGGTATCTATGTCGAAGATGATCAGCCCGTTGCCGCCGCTGCCGCACAATACGCCAATGTTTAGCTCGTGGTGCGGGTTGACCGGATCGCGCCATAGCTGTGTGATCTTCTCAGGGTCGTCAGTCGCTAGCTCCGGGAAACTAACCGTTGGCCGCTTGCCGCCGAATGGTAGCGGGAAGATTTTAATGCCGCGTCTTGCGAACGCCAGCGCTTCGGCCAATACAGCCATGGCCATTACTCAGGTCAGCTGGATAAGTCGGTACGATCCTACGGCACGCCCAAGGACAAGCCTATAGCTTGATCCTTTGCGTAGCTCGCTTTTGTTTACCCTGCCGTTGTACGGCCCCATGCCGTTGCCGCCGACCTCTGCCAGTCCTAAATACTGCAAGATGGTCGCGGCTGGCACGTCGATACCAAGCCCGACATGCAGCATGTACTTGACAATGGCGTCACACGTTGGCCGGTTATCCCTAGCCGTCATTTCGTGTAGCGGTCGCCCGACCATACCGAAGCCGCCAGCGGAAAGTCCTGAGCCCACGAGGGAAGTTGTGTCAGAAGCCATTTGTAGTACCTCTCATGGTCTTCGGGACGGTCATACCAACGGGTCTTGATCAGCGACAGCAACTCGTCATGCACTGTCAGAACAACTTCGTACCCGGCCTTTTCGGCTCTTACTATGGCTGGCGCTAAAAAGTCTCTGGCGGTTCCCTGAACGATATTTTCGCACTGGTAGCCACCGTATAACGCCTTTTTAACCCACTGTTTCGTATCGCTTAACCCGTAGAAACGAACGCCCCGGCGCGAATGCGGGACGATCTTGTAACCCAACTTGAGTAACACGTCAAGCTCGAAAGGAAACAGACTATCAACGTCAACATATTGAATTCCATCCCAAATCCGTTCTTCTACTACGGTCGCTATATGCGGCTGTGCATACATCAGAACGCGACCGGAAGGCAGCCGGCAATACAAGTAGTTGCCATCGCAGAAATAGGTAGCCTTGCCACTATACACAGGCACTTCCAAGCCCGGTCGATCTACAGCGTTGATTGCCGCGTCCTGTAAATCCCACCATGCCGCTACTTGCAAAGGATTGGTCTTACGCCAGCCAAGTACGGCGATCTTGATCGCTGTCCAAATATGCTCTTCCAGCCCAAACGTGTCGCGTGCGTGTGGAAACCTCTTGGCCACGCCATCCCATATCTCGGCTGACGTTGTATTTGCAATGGCGGCTGCCAGCTTCGGTATCTTGATCAGGTAGTTGTTGGCAGCTGTCAGAAACGCACCCACACCACCCTGAAATCCGCATTGTAATTCAATCACTTTGCCAATCTGTCTGAGCGGCTTCGTGATCTGCTCAACTTCCAGATTGAAAGCGCGGGCGTAGGCCAGCTTGTATAGATCGGGGCCAATGCCAGCATCAAAATCACGAAACGCTTGTAGCTTCCACGTCTCATTAGCCAGCCATGCATTGATCCGGCCTTCTATGTTTGCGAAGTCTCCGCCGACAAACATATACGTGTCGTCAGGCACGGCTATCGTTGACCGCAAGCCCTTTGCCATCCACGCCAACGTTGACAGCCCACCTTGGCTGTCGCCGTTGGCCAGCTTCGGCGGGCCTAGTAGCTCGATCATGTCGTACACTTCATTGATCGGTCGCGTGGCGTCTCGCGTGATCCCAACTACCCACGCAACAAGCGCGGCTTCATCTTCGTCAGATACACGGACATAGTTTTGGGGCTGCACCACCCTGCCGGCCCAACGCATTGTCTGTTGCGCGCCGCCGAACTGTAGCCAGCCGCGCCCGCGTGCGTCAGCCCCTACGGAGCCCTTGATCACTTTGTATTTGGCTGTGCTCGTCTTGCCGGTGGTCGAACGCACTTCAATTGTGTCGGCCGCATCATCGTCGCCGGCAGCCTCGCATAAGTCCAAGAGCCGCTGCCGCTCGCCTTTCTTCAAACTCGTTGCTGCTATGTTTCGGCTCTGTAGCCAAGCCGTGATCCGCGCAATCTGCGTGGCCTTTGTGACCTGTCCACCTGTCAGTCGGGAAATCTCTTCGTTGGCCTTGAGCTTGGCGTAATCGACAAGTTCAATCGCACGCCCCACAAATACCATGTCGTGCGGTATGCCGCGATCATTGATGCGCTGATCAATGTGCCATAGTGCAAGCTCGTCAGGCGTAAGCTCCGGGAGTACCATGTTGGCGTGACGTTCAACGTGTACGTCTTGGTCACAATAGTCTTCCTGCCGTAGCATGTCGGCCGGGTCTTCATGCCATGTTCCGTTCTTTCGTGGCTTGCTCAGCTTGAGCATGAGGCTATGCCCGCTCATGTCTTTCTTCGGCAAGCCTAGAACCTCTGCCAGCTGTTCAAGGCTGCCCGGCAGATTGCACGCGTACGCCCGTATCATCAGATCAGAGCATTGTTCGATCTGTAAGACAGGCAACCACGGACAATCTCGCACTAGCGTGTCGTTCCAAATGACCCTTTCAAAAGGGCCATGTGCAACAACGCGTTTGCCAGCTAGTACGTGGTCAATAAGTTTTCTAGGTGGTGTCTCGCGATACGGTCGCCAGCGTTCTATTGGGCTGTACCCAACACAGTACGACGCGACCGTGACCTGTGTGCTTGGGTCAGCCGCGTAGCGATACGCGCCAACCTTTTTCAGATTGGCGCGTGATCGCGTCTCAAAGTCTAGAACTAGGTCGTCCACCTAGCCTGCCGGCTTATCAGCAATGCGTTTGGCAGATGCTTGCGCTTCGGGCGAATTGCTGTGCTTGATACGCTCGTGGTCGGCTGTCTCGGCTTCGGGCTCTTTGTACAAGAACGCGCGCACTGCACAGTCCTTGCTCTCCAAGAGCTTGCGGAGCATGACCGTCCGCTCCGGATTGCTCGGCAGCACGACACACAGGCTTTCAGCAAGGTCGCCGAAAGGCCGGCTGATTTCTTTCAGATCGTCGCGCAAATGCCCATACGCAAAGAATTGCAACATTCTGTCTCGTGGCATATGTGTCTTCCTCTTTCTCTTAGGGTGGCTGGCCAGCATCCTGTCCCAACCTTCGCGTTCGGCCAGCGTTCTAACGCTTGGTTTTTCCATAAACGTGTTTCCTGTGTGGGCGGCGGGGCTGGCGCATTGGCCTACACCAGCCCCGCCTTAACCGGGTCGCGGAAACTCCCGCCGCGCTCAGCCGGTTATCTCAGTGACGACAGGTCGTATGGATCAGCCGCCACGGTGGTGTGCTGCATCCCGCTGTAGAGCGGATTGGGCGGGGGCGGCGGCACGAAACCACCCGGAGACGGAGCCATCGGAATGCCCGGCTGTGGGGGCCTGTAGGGCAGCCCACCCGGCACTGGCGGCGCAAGGCTTGCCAGCGCACCCGGATTGATTATCGGGGGCTTGACGTTGGCGTGAGCGAAGACTTGCCTAGGGTCCACGCCACCACCGGACAGGTTCGTGTCGTCACCGATTATCATCACAGCCTGTAGTCCGAAGCTGACGCCTTTCTTCGGCTGTGGCGGGCTCTTACCATAGCCATACGCGTTGACCACGAGAATAGCCCATACGCCGGGATACACTCGTGACCTGTCGGTGATTGGGTTCTTCTGGTAATCCACGATGCTCGGCTGGAATTTGCTCGTGTGGTTCACATAAAACAAGCCGGGCGTGAAGCCTTCAAACTTCATGCTCTTGTGAGCACAGTCGTGGAACGGGTTTTCCAAGCCGCTATAGCCGGGAGGCGTCAGATGCGGATTATAGTGGTCGGAAAACATTTCGTTACAGATACGGTAATACTCGGCGTAGTAGATCGCCCAGTCAGTGAACGGGCTGTACAGAGCACATACGCTGTACTTGGGCGTGCCTGCCGGATTGTTTGACGGGGCCTTCGGATCATACAGCGTGTCGCAAAAGGCCAGCCGAACGGGACCAGACGAGATCAGCCGGTTTTCACCGGGCAGCATCACTGTCGGGTTGTTCTGGCATATCTCGCGTACCCACGGGTCGCCAACCTTGCTGTTGGTCATGAAGGTCGCGCCGTCCATAAAAGTTGAGCCTGCCATGGTATCCTACTTTCTGGTTTATGAGCTATGGTTTCTGAGCTATAGGTACATAGTCGATCAGTGCTGCTACGTTGATTTCTGGTCGTCTATCCTCCCTGTCTACGAGCACCATATTGCCACTCGTGTCTTTGATTGTCAACGTGGCGATAGCCTCATTGACTTTCTCAACCTCTTTCTTCGAGCCTGTCCTGCCAACGCGTTCGTACACAGCTTGACGCGCCATTTCCTTCGTGTCGGTTATCGTCAGCAAACCCTCTTTCAGAAAAGCCGTTGCTGGTATGCCCGTGATTGCTTGCAAGTGGCCGGCTATGACACGTGGTTCACCGTTCCATTTGGACCGGGCCTGCGCATAAACGAGTTTCTTGTTTGGTATCGCCACGCCTCTACGTGCTAGAGCAATGGCCTGTTTGAACACAGCTTCAAGCCATTCCTCTACCATGTCTCGCATCGACAATATGTCAGCAATGCGTTCTACGGATAACTCCGCCACGACGGGCAGTCCAGTCTGTTGCAGCGTGGATATATTGTTATATGTCGGTAGCACAGAGCGCATACGGTGCTGCTCCGCTTCGGGACATGCCGAAATGGCGGGACACCACCGGCAATATCTCCCCGGAACAATCGAAGGAATGCGCTCTTTGGTCTTAGCAATAGCGAAATTAACTTCGCCAATAAACTGGTCAAGCCTATCGTCGCGGCACGTCCACTCTCGCATTGCCCCGTCACGGTGGAAACCTCTTGGCTGGAGGATCATCATACGGTACACGGTCTTACCCGAATTACACAAGCCCTGTCGGCGTAGCTCCTGCCGGCTACCTACGGCGTAGAACATCAGTTGGCTGTTCTCGGTCACGTCAACCGCTACGCCGGAACCGTGCTTGAAATCGCATACGATCATCATGTCAAGATTGGGGACATAGATCGTCACGTCGGACGTTCCGCCGCAATCGTCGCCATCGGTGGTCGGGAACACGAAGCGACATTCAAGGTACACGGTCAGATCAGGTTGGTACGCTTCGATTAGGTCTGATACGAAGTCCAACGCAGCCTGAACGCTGTCCAAACGTATTTCCTCTGTGTCGTGCCTGTGCGTCCAATTCAGCCCTGCCATGATCTTAGCTTCATGGGCTGACGCGTAGCTGTTCAACAACGCGTACTCCAGAAGCTCGTGAGCCTCTTCGCCGTCCAGAGCATACGTTGACGCTATGCCGGCAGGCATCCCGGCCGCACGCTGTATCGAACCGTAGCAGTGCATCCACCTGTGAGAGCTAGATGCGCTGAATAGGCTGTGCGTACGGCCGGAATGATCAGTCATGATACGGGCTCGCCCAAGCTCTGGAAGGACGGCATGACAGGCGTGCTGACGCCAAACGAATTGAGCACAGCCGCCGCCATGTCACAGTAATATTCTTTCTCGCTGGCCGGCAAGTCCGGCCAGTTCTTGTCTCTGTAGAGCATCGGGTGACGGTGTGCCGGATCATCGTCGGCAACGCGTTTCTTGCGTAGGCCGAACAACGCCACACCGCCCGTGAGTATGTCGTTTACGTCGGCCGATATGGTAATCGGGTTTTTCATGGCTAGCCGGGCGGCACGTACGCGTGGTTCCCGAAAGCCTGCTCCAGCCATGCCAGCTGTTCCGGGTTGGCATCCTGTACCCGGCTCAGCTGTAACTGGTTCAGCACTTTTTTGACGCCAGCAACCTGATGACCGGCACGTGCATACGCGTCCATCAGGCGCAACACGTTGTCCATCTGAGGGTTGCCAGAGCCGGCTGGCGGCGCGGCTGGCGCGGGCGGGGGCGGCATGGCAGCGGGAGCCGGGGGCATCGCCGGCATCGTGGCAGCGGGCCGCGCGGGCATCCCTGTGGGAGCACCGCCTGTCCCCGCGTGGCCCATGGCAAGAGCCATCATCGCTTGCGCGACGTTGGGGTCATCGGTCCCAAACATGAAACGAGGCATTCTGTTATCACTCCTGTTTTCTGGTTTCTGCACCTACTCGGTAACAAAGATTTTGAGCCTTGTCAAATGGCATGTGCGGGCATCGGTTCCCCTTCTATATCAGCTATTGCACGCGTTTTTTGTATGACTAGTTCATTGACACGTTCGTCAAAGGTGTTGGCTAACGTTACAAATCTGACAAAGCACGGCATTGTCTGGCCGATACGGTGAATACGCTTTACAGCTTGCGCATTGCCGGCTGGTGTCCAATCGCTTTCGAGTACGTCAAGCCGGCGCGCAGCAAACAAGTCTGTGCCAAGCCCGGCTGACTTCGTGTTGCCAAGAAAGACAGTGACGGTCGGGTCGTCCTGAAACTGCCTTACAGCCCTGTCAGCCTGTCGGTCGCTGACTGTGCCGTTGACCAGCACGCAGCTGACGCCATGCTTGCGCAGGAAGTTATAGATAAAGTCAAGCGCAGCGATATGAATGCCCATGACCACGTGTTTCTCGCCACCCGTGATCCGTAGGTCGTCCAGCAGCATGTGCGCGTAGGGGGCTGCCTTAGCCTCGCCTAGCAAACGCCTTAGCGTCATAATGTGCTGGCTTTCGAGGAAGCTCAGCCCACCTGATCGGACAGCCTGAACGATGGCATGGCTAAGCGTAGGATACAGCTTTAACAGGTCTATGATCGGCTTCGTGTCGCCGTCCACTATGACCGGGTTCATGCTCAGTTGGGGCAGCTGGAAGCCCACGTCGGAGAGCGTACGCCGGACACGGCAGCCGTCGATCAGTGCCATCAGATCAACGTAAGCCTCTGGCTTGACCGTCTGCCGGCTACCATACGCGCTTACGTCGCTGTAGAAGAATTGCTTTATGAACGATGGCGCGGCTAGGGTGGTTGCCCGGCACATCTTGAGAAACGTAAATATGTCGAGCGGGTCGTTGGCCATGGGGGTCCCGCTCATATGCCAAACGTGTTCTGCCCAGTTGATCAGCCCGCCTGTACCGTCGTACTTTTCGCCTAGGATGGCGCGCGTACGTCGGGCGTCTTGGTTCTTGACGTAGTGCGCTTCGTCCATGGCCACGAAATCAATGGGCTCACCGCTTGCGTGGATAGAGCCAGCCCATTTGGTCGCTTGCTCGTAGCTCGTGACGATTATGTGGTATCGGCCTTTCTGCCACGCGATGAAATCGGCCACGGATCGGCCTTCCGTCACACGGTAGCCACGCGTTGCCCATAGGTTGAACTGGAACAGCGTATTGCGGCGGAGCTTGGCCGGCACGATGGCTATACCACGTGTGGCCTTGATCTTGTCCACTGCGCGTATCATCTGCGCTGTCTTGCCAAGGCCCATGGCATCGTGCAAGCCACATCGCTCGCGGCTTGCCATGAAGTCCACACCAATCTGTTGGTACGGATAGATTGGCTTGAATACGCCGGGCTTAATTTGCATGTCACTTGCCTACTAGGAACGTTTCACCGTAGTACCCTAGCATGGCCGCTTCTGCCCTGTCAAGTAGCCTGCCGCCTTTCGGTCCACGCCACAAGCCAGTATGCGTAGGCAACAGGTCGTCCGCACGTTCTAAAATCGCTTGGTCGTCGGTCGCCTCTTTCTTCCCCGGAACACGTAAAAGACGTTTCCACGTTGCCGCGGGTATTTCCTCAATCGGTAGCCTGACCGATATGCAAGCCATGCGAACAAGCCCAACGCACACGCCCATAATAAACATGCCACGTTGTCCCGGCCTTTCCCATATCTGTTCGATGACCACCCTATCAACGCCTTTGAGTACCGCCATTTCAAAGTACGTGATCAGTGCTACATCGTCGATACGTGCGCGCTTCGTTTTTCCTACAGTAACCTTGTAAGACGGCATGTCTTCGATTTGAAGTATGCCGCGCTCATGGTCATAATAGGCCAACGCGCCGCCAAGCCCGCAGTCCACGCCTATGGTGGTCATTCTCGAAAATCGTACATCATACGTATCTGTTCTACGATATTATCAATCGACTGAGATTTTTGTGCTTTGCTAATATCAAGTCCCTGTACCGTTTTCACGATAACCCAACTTAATGCAAACACTGTCTCTTCGGCTGCATAATCAAGTGTTTGCTCACGTACGATCTCGATAAGCGCATGAGGCGCGGGGCGTTTGCCCCTAGTCCGTGTTCTTCCGGTCATGGTCGTTTGAAGCCTGTAGCTTCTGCGTGTTTCCACGCCAGTAGCATGAGCGCGATATAGGGCTCTTTCATGAATGCCACAAATTCATCGTACGTCGGCTTGCGTAGCTCTGATACACCTAGAAAGA